CTGGTGTGTTTACTCTTGCACCTTGGTTCTCTTTTGATTCCTGGGGTTGTTTGTTTCTGAGCAGCAATATGAGAATTGCATTTTCCACCAAGGATTTCTGATTCTTCACATCAAAACACTACAATTTCAAACAAATGACTAACACTTTTGATCGTGATTCTCTCATCAATGATTATGCTCAGCAAATCTTAGATGGGATGGATATGAAAACAATGGAGTGTTTTGTTTATGATACTCTGGTTGAAAATCTTTCGTCCTATTCTGATGAAGAATTGATTGCTGAGGTTACTGAATACAATCCCGAACTGATTGAGAGTTGAATTATGATGAACACCGCATTTGTCACTCCAAAGAGTAAGAAAGCACGCAACCGATTCTGTAACCTCATGCAATCAGAATCGGAATGTGTGATTGAACAAAACAAAGGTGATCGTGTCTTTCTACGTTCACTCAACAACAAAAATCACTTCTGGGTTTCTCTTCACAACGACAAAGATTGGGAGGTTGATTTCTAATGACTCAAGAACAACTTCTTAATTGTATTGAACAACAACTGGACAATTTACAATCACTCAATCAGATGCAATTTGATGATTGGTTGAGTGAATTGTGTGATGAGAATGATGAGTTGATTCCAGAAAAGTGCAATCAACAAGTTCTCTCTCAAATTGAACAAGATGTTTACAACAATGATGTCTGAAATGACTTACACTCAAGAAGAAATCAGAGCACTGACGTATTCACCTTACTGGATCAATCTGAGTCTTGATAATCACCTTGATTTGCAATATATTCTGGAAGAGTATATTGAAATGAAGAAAGATGAGGATAAAATGGATGCAGATGATGCACGATTGATTCTCAATCTGGTGAAGAATCCACTCTTCAAAAAGTATAAAGATGTCATTCATTGTGGAGTCTCTCACTGATACAATGTGCCAGTTGAACAGGTGGCACACGCAACGATCCACTGCCCCCAAAATCCTGTATATTAAGAGAGTCAAAGGAATCCAACCCAAATGACTATCATTCAAGACAAGCACACAAACAAGTTTCGCAAGTCTCTGATTCACGATGAAGAGTTTCTGAGTGCAATCCAAGGTCTGCAATCGTTTGTTCTGAATACTGATGCAGATTGTGATTCTGCATATGAATGGGTGTGCGATCAGTGCAACATTCATTCTTTTGTTGATGACAATCCTGCCTGGGATTTGTTCTTTGAAACCTTCTCTTCTGCACTGGATTGAATCCAATGAATCTCTACATCATCTCCGACGTTCTTTACGATTACACTCCTGGAATGTGTGTGATTGCTGCTGAATCATTGCCCCGTTGTGAACAAATCTTTATGAAAAAGTTTGGAAGAAATGATGATAGCATCTATGCTAAAGATCACAACGAAGAACAGCAAAAAGAGTTTAATCAAGCAGCAATTAAAGTGATTGAAAATGTCAATCATCCTGAAGGTGTTGTGTCCTATGTTTATGGTGGAGGTTGAATGATGACTTTCGTTGCTTGTTCTGATCTTCAAACCAAGAAATTGATCTGGGCAATGTATCAGAATCAAAAGTATCTTGGTTTCAGTAGTGCATCACTCATTGCAAATCGGTATGCTCAAAAGTATGCTGATGATGTCAAATCTGTTACTTTCTGAATGATGTTCACAATCACTTACCAAACTCCATACAACAATCAAGAGTGGAGAACGCAAAGTTTCTCTACACTTGAAGAAGCAAATCGTATGATTGAGTTCTATCGTTCTTGTGGTTCTCCTGCACGTTTAATCAAATGAAAAACTACAGAATCCAAGTTGAAACCTATGACGGATGTGTGACGATTTGGTATGAGAAATCAAGGGCAAAGTCTGCTGATAAATTGATTCTCAATCGTGTCTACAATCAACTCTGTGGATTGAACATTAAAGAAATCAATGTAACTCCTTCAGTGTAAATCTATGATTCGTTTTCTTCTCAATCAAATAAAAGTCAAGTACGGAACATACACTCAGGAAGGTAATAAGATTCGTCGAACATTTTCCAATGGTTATAGTTATATTTCCACTGAATGTAAGTCATCAAAAGAAGCAGAAAGAATCGTCAATCAACTCAATCAAGTGGTGAATTGTAATGTTTAATTTATTGAGAATTGTATTGAATCAGTTGAATGAAAAGTACGGTACATACAGTGCAGAAGGTAATAAGATTCGTCGAACATTTTCCAATGGTTATAGTTACATTGCTACTGTATGTGAGTCACCAGAGCAAGCATCTTTCTTTGTAAGTGAATTGCAACGATTAAACAAATAAATGGTGATTTATTGTTTATAGTGCCATTTGTATCCAAAAGCATAGCACCAACTTTCTCCATTTTTGATACGTTGAATGTTTTTGTGAATACCTGGAACTGCACCATTATTTCCTTCACCCTTGATGAAATAACTTGCGGAAAGAATACTGTCAAACTCTACAATTTCACCTGTTGTGATACTCATTCCATAGACAGGTTTTCTAGTTTTTTCTGCTGATACTTTTGCTGCTCTCTTTGCACTTTCACTTGTAAATCCTTTTCTTTCTGCTGGTGTCCAATCTGTTGGTTTTGATCTAAAGAAATACCAACCATTTGCTTGTAGTTTGTTATTATCAGGACTGCGTATTGATAATAAAATGTTAGCATTACCTCTGCGATTTCCAGTTATTTCTTCTGCTGCATCTGCTTGTGATTTCCACATCTTTTTACGTCCTAATGTAGGATTGATTCCATAAACACAACCACGCACATTTACTCTCTTTTCAACTAACTTAGGTTCCTCCCCTTTCCAACTCCATCTATATCCAAATGCCTGAAATGTTTTACCTTTAATGCAAAAGTTAATGGGTGATCTTCCATTGCCATTTCCTACATCTGCTGCTGCCAATCCTACACTTTCATAGTCTCTAACCCATTCACCTTCTAATGTATAACAACTCACTGCTTTAGAATGGGGATGATTTGCCCAATACTTTTTTGGTTTTGATACACCTTCTCCACCATAAGTGCAATTATATCCAATACCGTCAGCAGTGTTATATTTTTCAATATAATGTTTTTCTCTTTCGTTTATCTTTTCTTCCGTACATTCTTCTATCACTCTAAACTTAAACTTATCTGCTCCGTGTTTATTGATTGCACGAAGTATTGGCATAGAGTGAGCAGAATTGTTTTCCTGTAAATTATCAAGATTTCTTGCTATTTGTAGGTGTTGTTTCCATCTATCATAGGGATTAGATTGTGATGTTTTTCCAATGTATTTCTTATTGTTGATTGTGTTTGTAATGGAGTAAATGTATGCCATTAAATTGATAAAAATATATCTGCGTTATTTATACTTAAGGGCAGATTAAACCTATTTAAGTGTTTAATTCATTCTCAATAAGTATCATCTAATTGAGAATCAATAAGGGAATGTGTTGAGAATAGGTGTATAAATGTTGAGTTGAATGTACCTGAGAGGTGATGATAAGTGTAGTGAAGAGGTGATGATTTAGGTGCTTATAAATGTGCTGAGGTGATGGTACTTATGAGCAATTAAATGTGCTCAGGTGTTGTGCATTTAGATGCTTATAAATGTGTCCAGGTCTTGTTATCTTAGAGGTCGCATCATAACACGAACTCTCCCAAATGTCAAGACCCCCGGAATATCATAAAATCCCCACATAAGTCTCACAAAGTATCAATCGCACTTATAAATACACCCAACCCCTTGACAACAATCACAGGGCATCTTAGGATACTCACATACACATCAGGAGCATCACTTATGTCAGTTGCGTATCATCAAGCACAGAAGCAACGTTATAGAGTCACTCTGGAATTGGACGTGATGAGTGATTTTGATCCGCATCAATTGAATTGGGAGAAACTCTTTAAGTTGGAACCTGCAGAACACTGTGAGGCATATGTTGAGGACCTAAGTACACCTGACCGTTGGTGAGTTGAAGATCAAAGTAACATAAATAAACTCATAAGATACTGTTATTCAAGACAGAATCTATAGCACAATTCTATACCAAGAGAGCACAACAGACAGTTTACCTGGTGAGATAAGTCTTTCGCATTGGATACATAGAACTCCCTGCTAGATTCAGTTCTAAAAATATCATAATCTTATGAGTTTCGTTATCACAGACATCAGAAGTTTATCACAGAGATTCTTCATTCGTCGCACAATCTAACCGAAGACATCAGTAACTCGTTTCTTAAAAGCATATAAGAATTGAGTGTTTTTTGCTGTCTTAAATTATACGATGGACAATATCTGTAGTGGCACATAACATTCCCATATGCACGTGAGAGGTGTTAATGTATTCATGTGGTTGAGGATTCTCTACACTCACCTCCCACACAAATTATCATGAACCTGTCACTTTCCTATCTGTCTTCTTTTGAAACTGCCGCAGAAGTGATTCAAACAGTGATCACATACGGCA